CATAATATTTCTCCTTGACTATTTAAAGGTTATGTTGTACCTTCTTTTATAAGGAGGTACTGATATGAAAACGATCTTAACTTTCATCTTGGCCTTAGTTCCGTGTATTTGCTTCGCAGGAGACTTCATATTTGCTCCTGTTATCTCTCAACCCCCCAAAACAGGTAACGGTCTTGATAGTGTTGATACTTACATTATCAGTGGTGATAATGGGTCTAAGGTAATTCATGTTATGAGCCTTGATCCCGTTGCTAAAGATTCTTACCTCATTGTCGGGCCTGATGGTGAGTCAAACGTAGTCATGAAGTTTGATTAAGTTGTAACAGTTTCAACATTTGAATCTCTTTAGTGAGTTGGTTGTTCCTGTCCTCCACTGCAAAACACCGCTTCTTCCAATAATGACCAAGCCACCATGGGGGATTCCCAACTACAGGGACACCACTCTTTTTACTCAAAGGCTTGAAGAATCTCATCATGAAGTTTGATTAACCATACAGAAGATACATTGCCGATACCCAACCTTACTGGGTAGCAGTTTATTAAAACTGTTAAACATAACCACCCATGGTATTACAAATAAGAACCATAATATACAGCATATTGGGTACTTCTCCCTGCGCCCGTTCTTCCATGTTTTTAAAAATCTTCCCTTATAAATAAAGTTTTGAAATGCAACCCTGAATAAATCCTTCCGCGTCATCTTCTCAATCTTGTAGTCAGGGTACAGTATTTTAAATTCGTCTAAGGTCACGTTCTAATGTTCGAGTAGCGTTTTCCGTCCTTGTTTATATTTGGTCCACGTTTTTTCACCAACCCCCTTAGTTCCTATGAACACATCCTTTGGAATATTCAACACATCCTTCCACGGGATAGAGTTCTCTAATAAAACCCTCCAGATACGATTAGTTGTTGCTATATCCCATTCCGTTGCAAAAATTGAAAGAGCGAATAAATCCGCATATCTTGTATCACTCGCCATCTTCAAGTTTGATTAGCTGGAGTTTCGTCAAACAGCTTCTGAAGATTTCGCTTTATGAGCTTCTTTAATATAAATTCCAAGCTAATTTCAGACGCTTTGTACTCACCACACCCCAGACCATGCGTTATCGCCACTGATTTAGGGTGTCTGATACATGAATCCCTTTGTCTTATAACCGCATGATGCTCACACTTTTTGCATTTTGAAACCTTAAACCTTAATAAAAAACTATCTGCGGCATCAAGTATCGCCTTCTGCTGCGCCTTCGTGAACGGAGCTATATAATCTGGATCATCCTTTTGTTTCAACGACCTGTATGTGTTCAAACTTTCCTCAAATTCTTTCCACGATCTAATACCAACACCCTGCATTGTTAGAAAATCATCCACAACAATATAAAGAAGTTTGTCTATGGACGTTTTTTCTCCGCAAATCTTCTTGACTGTCTTCGTTGTCCTGCCTGACCACAAGAAATCCCTTTTGAGGTCGTCTACCAGATAATACCTACCCATATTCCGCAAATCAGACATCCTACCTCCTAACTCGCCATAAACCCACCTGGTCTGGGTCCCCTGTCGTGTATGCGTTTAAGGACTTTAGGGTCTATCGGGGCTTTGAAGGACTGACCGAGCTTAACCAGGACATATTGGAGTGCATCGTGACAATGCGACCAACGGTTCTTGGTCGGTTTGTCCCTGAAGCTCCCACTCGTCCCGATTTCAGCGTAATTATACCCTCCCATGAAACCGTTTATCAGCCTTATACACTTAGGATCTATCAATAGACCGTCTATTATCTTCAACTGCTGTTCTACGCTCTCTTTCCTTGCAGTCCAGTTCTGCTCAGAGGGTTGGACGTCCACACCGAAGTCCCTCATGAGTTCAGCATTGCTCGTAAATCCTCCCGTGCGTCTTGAAAACTTATTTTCGCCAGCAGGGTCTGCCCAGTCTTCATAAGTCGCGTTAGGGAACCTCGTGTTGCACTCCTGAACAACGTGCCGCGTGAAATCGACAATCCCCATTTTGTCTCCATGGAACTCTGCGAGGACCTGCATTTGCTGAGAAGTAGGAACGGAGACAACAACACAAGAAGGCCAGTTACCAGAATTATCCCAACCACGATAAAGGGGACCAAGATTCCAGGACAACCTTTCTGTAGCGACATGAACATCCCTCTTAAAGTTTTTAAAGACCACCGAACCGGAGACTATGATCCCCGGCTTACCATCAATATAAGTGTCAACCCAGTCAGGATTATGGGAATAGTCAATTCTAAGCTCATCATAATACCCTGGTCTAAGGTTAGCGTCATTCTCCCTCGGCGGCTGCCAGAACCCTTCGTGATTATCTAAAGGCTCACCCTCCGGCACAGGGCCTGGAGGAGGTGTGTCCCACTTAAACGTGGAGTAAGTGGGATGCTCAACATCAGGGGGGTTAGATGTCTCTATCCCCCACCTGACAGGGCATTTCCTCGGATATCGCCCTACCCTGTTCTTGAGCATGAGCTTAACCTCTTCAGGAACCTCAATGCTCTCATCTATCCAGTAACCTGTGACCTCTAAGGATTGGAACTTTTTAACATCATCCGGTCTGTCACATGACCTGAACAGAATCTCCAACTCCATACCGTTAGGGTATTTAAGGTAATAATTGTTCGCCTGAACCTTGTGCTTCCCCCAGTCAAACCAGTCAAACAGCGTTCTCTGGGTAGTATCCCTAAGTTCGGGATAGGAATTGCGAACTATCACCCACTTCGTGTGCTTAATCTTGTGGGTCTCAAACATAAACTGAGGCAGGTAATAGCAAATCTCCCAGGCCGCTGCGGTGGTCTTTCCGCTGCCCACAGGCCCAATGCAACACCTGAACTGCGCCCCACTCTCGTGAAACCTCTTGAGTGTGGGTAGCGCACGATATGCTACCTCAATCCGGCTACCTACCATCTATCCCCCAGATAAAAAAAGACCACACAGGTATACAGCCCTGTATGGCCTTTCGTTATCCTCAATCTCACCCTAATGATCAGTCAGGGTAAGCCTAATCCTTACATATAACCTTCACCTTATCTTTTACAATGCTGAGCAACATCTCTATCTCAAGCAACCCGTCAAGTTGTTTTTGTTTCCTTAATTTAGCCTTTACATCAACACTCTTATACTGCTCCCAGAGTCCTATCATGTAATCAGCTAACTCAACCCTCTCGTCAGATGTAAGCTCAACATGGCCCCAAGGGAAACCCTGGTCAGCACCGGCACCAATTTCCATCTTAGAGTTAATAGATATCAACCCACCACAACCAGGAGTATCTTCAACCTTACCGGTGCTAAATACAACCGCTTGGTCGGTAACTTTCAACCTATCCCTCGTCATGCTCTATGTCCAACTCCAGCATCTTCAGTTCAAAAATCGCCTCCAATAACTCAAAACTGAACATCTGATCCTTAGACTGCTTCTCTTCTAACCTCTCTATCCTATCCTCTAAAATAAACCTTCGGAACTCCAGATCACATCCCCATGACACACTATACAAAACTACGCCAATAAGAAATATCACCGCAGCTATTATCGTCTTTATCGTGTCTTTCATCACACCTCACTACAGATCCGTCTATGCAAATAACGTCTATCCCGTCAGGCCCTTCTACAAATGCCACTCCGCTCTGGGGTATGTTAGGCATATTCTTTAGTATCCCGCGATTTAACCCGATTTTCAACCCTTATCACCCTAACCATCCCCTAAAAACCCAATCAAGTAATATCAACCACTTAGTTACACTCTCCCACGGGGAATATAAAGCCATTTTCAGACATCTCAAAACACCTTAAAAACACGCTATCTCCCATTACCTGCTTTTAACTCCCATTTCCTCCCTAAATCCCGGTGTATCACAGCAACGCCACAGACGATCTAAGGTTTATTGCAGTCCTTTCCTTCGTAGTCCTCACCTCCCACTTACTGCACCGTGTGTAATCCTTAATCAAAGGCCATGCCGTAACAGGTTCAGAATCAATAACCACCACCACAGGAGGATTATAGCAACACCGGAAACTAACCCTCCAAAAACAAGTCTCGCACGTTTGATTAGAAATTATATTTACCTCGTGTAGGGGGGTTTAAAATATATCTCACAAAAGACCTGACAACTCTTTCAAACTAATTGATAGGTGCTTTGCTAATCTTTGCTGCATCTTCGGCCCGGGTGTAACCCAACCATTAATAATACGACTCATAGTCGCTAAATCCACACCAATATCATCTGAAAACTCCTTAACACCACGGTACTCAAGACTTATAATCTTAGCATGAAGCTGGAAACGCCTTCTCGGCCTTGTAACCCCGCCTTCGGGAGTAGACATCGGATATCCTCCTGTACTACTGTCCCCGTTAATTAGTCTGCCGTGCCAATTTCATAGCCACAACCCTACAACTCTCACTTTTGATTTCCGCTCCCTGCTAATTTAAACTCGTTATGTTAAATATCGCTAAATTAGCTCGTATAGAGGGTTTTGAAAATTATATCTGGGTTAAACGTATAGGGGGTGTAGATATATAGTACCTTGACCTACCAGCCCAAACCCTTGACACCCCCCTTCGACCCCTGTATAGGATCCAATCCCCTACCCGGTATAGGACCCAAGCCCCCTGGGTAAGGAGGCAAACCAGGGGGCTGGGTGCCACCGGGGGGAGGGGCCGGTGGACCGACTCTAACTCAATGTAGCAATAGAATGTCCGCTAATATACATTATGAGTCCACAAAGCAGTGAGCTTAACTGTGTTCAGACTTGGCTCGCTTAATGATAGTGTGTGCCTTGTGAAGTTTATCACTGGTTGCACTCCGAAATAGTCAGGGTTTCTTCTTGGTCTTCTTCGGTGCTTTCTTGCCTGTCCCGGCCTTCTTGCCGCCTTTCTTTTTCATACTGTCAGGCTTGACAACCTTGACCTGACTGCTGACGTCCAGTTGTATTTTATCACTCCAGCTATTGGGATTGAGCCGGCTGGCAACCCACTGTCTGGCCCTTATCCTATCTGTAGTGATCTTGGCTATTGCACTGCTATGCCGGGGATCTTCCAGTCCTTTGATCTCTTTGGTCGCCTCGTCTGCTATGTCTACACATCTTTCAACGTGGGCATTGGCTTGTTGTTGCCTCGCATACCGATATTGTTCCTGTAAAGTAGCAGTACCCCTAACTATCCACTGATTGAACACTGAGTATGATGGAAATCCTTTTGTTTTACATACACTTGTAACTGTTTCCCCTTGTGCTATTCTTGCGAACATAGCATTGAGTACGTCTTGGTTGATGTCTAATGGTTCTTTCCCTCTTTTATATGCAACGCCTTGTCTGGCTTCTTTGTATTGTTTACGGAAGTCGGGGTGTCTTAATTTCCAGCCTTTGATAGTTCCTGCCGTGGGCATACCGGGCTGGTCACATATTTGTGTTAGGTTTTTCCCATTTTTTAGTTGTTCGATGATTGTGTTTACAGTGGCGGGTTTGTATAGGCTTGCTGGCATATTTTACCTTTTTCTATCGATATAAAGAAACGCCCCTGAAAAGGGGCGTCAATCCGGCGATGCTATCGCTGGAGGGGCTTTAGCTCTTTTTCGCGGCCGTCAGCGCCACGAGGCTGCGTGTTCTCGGTCTTGTCCATACCTTGGTATGGGTTGATATTGCCCTTGACCCTGGCTGATGTTAGTG